GCGGCGCGCGCAAACAAAACGCTGACGCTCGAATTTCCGGTGCGTGCGGTGGATTTTGAAGACGTGGAGCACGATTTCCCGCACACGTGGGTGACAGAAAAGCGCATTGAGGCGAATGCAGAGAAAAACGGTTTTCGCGTTGCGGGGTGTGTGGGGAATAGCAGCGGCGAACAGATTTACCATTTTACGAGGATTAAAAAATGATTAAGCGTGCGCTGTTCTGGTTTTTGCTTATTGCGTATTTTGCGGCGGTGACTTTTTTTCTGACGCTTGCCTGCGCGCACGTCTATTTTAAGCTTTTCAAACCAGGGGCGGTGGCTTAGTGGATTTTTTGCAAATTAGGCAGACGATAAAAGCGACTGAGGGGCGCTTAAAAGCAATTGGCGACAATGCGACAACGGACATCGCAAGCGATGCGCTAAACGACGTTATGTTTTACGGACGCAACAAAGTCAAGCAGCACATGAAAGACGTGTTTGACCGGCCGACGCCCCGAACGCTTAATTCTATTCTGTACCAGATGGCGACGGCGCAAAAGCCTGAAGCAAAAGTTTTTATCAATGAGAACCGCAGTAAAACGGGCGTGAGCCCTGCGCAATGGCTCACGATTCAGGAAGCAGGCGGCGGTCGTAAAGATAAGCGCATCGAAACATGGCTAAAGGATGCCGGGTTATTGGCTGACGATCAGCAGGTCGTGCCGGTCGAGCAGGACAATTTCGGAAACATGCGCGGCGGCCAGGTGCAAAAGATGCTTTCCGCATTACAGGCCGGCGATCCGTGGCAATGGTCTAAAGACGAAAAGAAAAAGGCGGGATGGCGTGTGGCGCGACGTAAAGACGGCAAGCCGTTCGGCATATTCAGAATGCAGGGCGTTCACTCGAAACTGTTTTTGATTTTCACGCGTAAACATAAGTACGAGCGTAAGTTTAAGTTTCGCGAGGTATTGCAGGAGGCGTGGAACAAAAAGATTGAAGGCGCATACGCTAAAGCGTGGGCGAAGCATATACAGAAAAGTCTGGCGGTTGTGAAATGATACTGAGCGACACGGCAAAACGTCAGGCCGCTGCGGTCGGTTTATCGGAAAGCAAGGCGCTAAACCTGGCGGCAGAAGCGAACGCGCAGAAGACAGTCAGGCAGTACGGAGGGCTTCGCGGCGGTTATCTGCGAAGTATTGCGCGGCAGTATATCGCAAGCGATGTGCGCGTGTGTCGCGGCTTTGTGTTCGTGCTTAGTGGCGACGTGTGCAACGCAATTTATTTGCTGCCTGAAAAGTTGAGAGGTGCGCAGTGATTGAACGAGACAAACGTGCTGTGCTCATCGCAAATAATTTTTTCAAGAGTCAATTATTTTTTAACAAGTCTTACGCGCTGCGCTCGGTAGGTACCTCTGAGGGGGTGACATGCTGTGCGGGTAGTTGGCACCCCGGCAAAAATTTAGCGTCAGCCCGCGTTTCAAGGTTGACGGATGCCTGAGTCGCGCCGCGCGTTTGGCCGCCGTGTCGGCTTGTCAACGACCGCAGTGTCAAAAGCTGTGAACACCGGACGCATAAAATTAAATCCTGACGGCTCGCTTCCTGACGATGCGGAAAAACAATTGATAGAAAATTCAGCGCCCGAACGCAGCAAACGCGAGCAGATGGCAAAACCCGCACCTGCCGAAGCCCCGTCTTTTTTGTCTGTTAAAATCCGAAAAGAAACCGCAGCCGCGCAGCTAAAAGAAATCGAACTTGCAAAAGAAAAGGGGCAGCTACTTGAAAAAGAACAGGTCAAAGAATCCGTGTATAAATACGCGCGACAAATCCGCGACGCTGTGCTTTCGATACCTGAACGCGTCGCGGCAGACCTGGCGGCGCAACTTGGCGCAGCGTATAGCAGCAGCAAAAAACCGAGCGACGCAGAGCTTGAAAGGATTGTCCGCAATTCGTGGCAAAAAGAATCGCGCGCCGTTCTCGCGGCAATAGAAAAAACGCCTGATGTCAAAAACAAAAAACGCAAATCAGAAACCGAAGAAGCGTAAAGTCTCGCTCGACGGTGTTGTTTTTGACGACGCCGACGCGATTGTTTTATCTGCGTTCGCGTCCGGCCTCAGACCCGACGCCCGGCTTTCCGTCAGCGAATGGGCCGACGCGTTCCGCGTTTTGTCGTCGACAGGTTCGGCAGAGCCCGGCAAGTGGCGCACCGCGCGCACGCCGTATCTTGCCGATATTATGGACGCGCTTACCGTCGGCTCGCCTTATCAAAAAGTCGTACTTATGAAAGGCGCGCAGGTTGGCGCGTCTGAAATGGCCGTAAACTTTTTGGGCTACATTGCGGACGTATCGCCCGGCCCTGCGCTCTACCTCATGCCGACACTCGACGCCGCAAAAGAGTTTTCAAAAATCCGCATTGATCCACTTATTGCCGAAAGCGAACAGTTGCGTGCGAAAGTAAAAGACGCCCGTACTCGTGATAGCGGGAATACGACGTTATTGAAAGAGTTTTTGGGCGGGTACTGGGCGTTCACTGGCGCAAACTCCGCCGTCGGCCTGCGCTCAAAGCCGATCCGGTTTCTTATCATGGACGAAATCGACGCCTACCCTGGCGCGATTGAGGGCGAAGGCGACCCGGTAAACCTGGCTTACGCGCGGACGCGCACTTATGGAAACCGGCGTAAAGTCTTTGCCGCCTCGTCGCCGACTGTCGCAAACGAAAGCCGAATCGAAAAGCTGTTTGAGGAAACCGACAAGCGTTTCTTTTTCGTGCCGTGTCCGCACTGCAACAAAAAACAGGTGCTGCAATGGCCGCGCGTTAAATGGCTCGACGGCGATCCCGAAACGGCGTATTATGAGTGCGAGCACTGCGCCGGCAAAATCTACAATCACCACAAAACCGAAATGCTCGTGGACGGCGAATGGCGCGCGACTGCGGAAACGGGCGACCCGTCGACCGTCGGTTTTCACATATCGGCGCTATATTCGCCCGTCGGCTGGTATTCATGGGCAGACGCTGCGCGCGAGTTTTTGACGGTCAAAGACGACCCCGTGCTCTTACGCGTTTTTGTAAATACTGTTCTCGGCGAAACGTGGGTCGATAAAGCCGACGCGCCCGATTGGCAAATTATTTACGCACGCCGCGAGGCGTACGAAATCGGCGTCGTGCCTGCGTCCTGCGTATTATTAACCGGCGCAGCCGACGTGCAAAAAGACCGCATCGAGGTCTTAGTACAGGGCTGGACGCGCACGGGCGAGCAATACAGCGTCGACTATTTGCAGATTTTAGGCGACACGACGCAGGCCGAAACGTGGGGCAAGCTCGACGCCGTTATCGAAAAACCTTTTTTGCACGAACACGGCGGCGAAATGCGCTTGCGCGCGTTTGCTATTGACTCAGGGTTTTTAACGTCCCGCGTTTACGCGTGGTCGCGCAAGCACCGCCCAGACTTTGTCTACGTCGTAAAAGGCGTTTCGTCAGATTTACCCGTCGGGCAGCCGCGCCTTGTCGATTTTAACTTTGAAGGCAAACGCATAACAAACGGCGCGCGCTTCTGGCCCGTCGGCGTAAGCCCGATAAAGCGCGAATTGTATACGCGTTTACGCCTGACGCTGACCGATGACGGCGCGTTTCCGCAAAACTACATGCACTTTCCCGAATATCCGCCCGAATTTTTCCGGCAGATAACGGCGGAAAGTTTGCAACAAAGTGGAAAAAATCAGCGTAAAGCGTGGAAAAAACACTATGAACGCAACGAGGCGCTCGACCTCTTGGTGTATAACCGGGCGCTTTCAATCATTCTCGGCCTTGACCGTTTGCGTGATAGTGAATGGAACGTCTTAGAATCACGGGTCACGCGGCAGCAAACCGCCGGGCCCGCCCCAGGTGCGCCGCAAATTCGCAGGCCGCCACCGCGCCGCGTCATTTCGCGGGGTTTGGATTTGTGATTGACGCAGCGTGTAAGGCACGTTCACCCGGTAGGCGTGACAGTGGCCGAAATCACGACGCAACGTGACAACGCAAAAGCGGCTTATGAGGCCGCCCTTTCCGCGCAATCATACACGCTGAACATGGGCGGAACGTCACGCAGCAAAACAAACCAGGACGTCGAAAAACTGCTGACGCTTTATGAGTATTGGCAAGGCAAACTTGACCGCGCAAACGGCACGACCCGCCGCGTAAAATTCGGGACGGCCAGAATATGACGTTTTACAAAAAACCTGCCCGCGCTATCGGGCGTTTTTTTCTGCATCTATCGTCGGAGTCGTACCAGGGCGCAGAGCGTTTTAGCGCGTGGGCGCGCCGGTGGTCAACGTCACGCGCGCGAAAAGCGGACGAAGAGATTTTACTCGACCGCCCGGTTTTGGTTGAGCGTTCGCGCTCGCTTTATCGCAATAACGCAATCGGCCGCGCTGCAATCAATACGCACCTTTACAACTCCGTAGGCCGGGGCTTTACGCTCAATGCCAATATCGACGCCGACGCGCTTGGATGGACAGCGGAGCAGAAAAGCGCGTGGGAGACAAT